TCGTGAACGTACACCCATAACTCCATCCTTCCACACTCACTTACAATGGAGTGTATTCAGTTATATATAATGATTCCGTTTTTTCGGTGGCTTAATCCCGCCGTTCTTTAATCTTGGATATCGTTGTCGTTCAGCAAGATGCCTCCGCAACTCAATGGAGGCTTCCTTGGTTTTCATCGTGCGCTCGAACTGCTTCTCAGTTTCTTCTGCGAGCTGCTCTGTTTCTTTGTCGTTTAGCCCGAGCTTTTGGGCGACCGCTCTTACGAGGTAATCCTTTTCCGACCGGTCCATTTTCGTCGATCCAGCCTGGGTCAGGATTATCTTGTTCGGCCTCTCCCTCGTCCCGTCCGATGGGAGATAAATCCCCGCTCGGTTCGGGCTGTCGTTGAACGCTAATGTTCCCACGGCGTTCCTCCGCAAATGATGGTCCGAGAATTACCCGCTTAAATGGAAAGTTTGTGTGCTTCAGATTGTCATTAAACAACTTACCCATTTTTGTCTCCTAACGCCTGTTGAAGAAGTGTCTTGATATCACTCAAGCCTTCTTCAAGCTTCCCAAGGCGATCCTCAATATCTGTATCCTGGTCCTGTGGTTGCAGTTCAATGGCTTTGCGTTCCCACTGCGCTGCTGACACGGCCTTCTTTTCTACACAGGCACCCACCTCTTCCTCGGTGTCATGCCATTTTGTGCAACCCGGGCACGCTACCTTGAGTTCGGTTGGCAACGAAAGCGACCATCCCTTATCAAGGTTAGCGTCCCGAGTTCCTTGTTCCACTATCCTTCCGTCCGGGCCTTTGCGAATGAATTCGCGCCACGACGGGATTGAAAATACTACTTCCCCTGTCGGAGTGTAGTATCGCTGCTTCTGAGGGCCACCCCAGACTCCGCTGACCGCGGCCCCCGTTCTTGCAGCTTCTTGCTTGGTACTGTTAACAGCCACAAATCACCTATGCACGGATATGCAGCATACAAAGCTGCTTATCGGGGCTTGCTGAGGCAACCCCTATCGAAACACCAATAGTCGACAGGTCAGACTCGTCGGAGTGGTCAGCACGTTCTGCCAACCCGCTTTCGCCAGACTCTTGAGACACGGTTAGTGCGTCTCCAACAACCCCAACCTGTGCCCCAACTCCTACGCTTCCAAGGCCAGAGGTCTGAAGCCAGCAGTAGTAACTTGCCGTCACTGGAATTGTTGTTACCCCAAGCACCCCTGTTGTCATGGTGCCGTCACCGTCGATAAGTTTAACGTCGGTGTAGGGGTTGTAGACCAATCCCGCCAAACTCGATGTCGTCAATGCGGTGCGAACACCGCCTGGGTCAGTAAGCGTAAAGACACACGTATTGTCATCAGACGCATCATGTGCAGGGTGAGACGCAATGCGGTAAATCTCACCCTCACCAGGGCCGTCATTGAAAACGATGTACCCATCCTGGTACTGGTTCGCCGTCAAATCGGTGGTGGGTACTTCAAGACTAATTGTCGTTGAGCCTACCGCTGTTGCAGCAGTTGCTGTTAAGTCCATATCATGGGCTCCCACAGCCGCGATGCCGTCAACAAGCATACCAGCACTGGTGATAGCTGCCGAACTGTTCTTGGCGTAGTAGAAGACTCGCCCGTCCGGCGTGACTCCGCGAGTTCCGAGGGAAAGGTTGCCTATAGCAGAAGAACTTTCCTTCTTCTCGTCGCCGTAATCCAAGTTAACTGTACGTGGAAATGCCATTTTAGTTGTCCTCCAAAAATATTATTAGATTTGCCTCGCCTAATAATTTACGCAGGGGCTGTTGCATCGGCATAGAGTGTGACAATCCACGATGCCAAGTACTCACCGACGGCGTACTCGCCGACGACGTTGAGTTCTGTAGCTCGCATGGACTCGTCACGCTCAGGGCTGACGTCCCATTCCTTCGCAGTAACAAGAACCAGTCCTCCACCTGTACCGGCAGCAAAGACTGCGCCCTTGGCGTCAGCCGAGCCGTCGATAGAGATGTTGCCTGACTCGTAGACATTCATGCCGAAGATACGACCAACGGTGTAATTCCGTAGGGTTTCATCTGCAAGGCTTCCTGCGCCCACACCTGTCTCACCCGCTTGGGCCAAGGTCGGTGTGAAGGTGTCTACCAAGTCGAGAAGCACAAATGGGTGATGCACCGCTACATAGGGCTTCGGTGCGGGACCACCATTGGCGAGCGTTACGCCACTGAGGTCTGCCCATGCCGCAGCAAAGATACCGAGAGTAGCTGCTGCGCCAGCGGAACCCATTGTGTTGGTGCCATCATCAAACTGACCAGCCAAGTCCTGCTCACGCTTGGAAACCATAGCGTCACCAAGGATTCGACCCGCTGCCCGAATGACGTCCTCTTGGTTGTCTCGGACGAGCTTGTCAGTAATGACGATTTGTGCGCCCACCTCAGATGGGGTGAACTGCACGTTTGTGTCTGCCATCGCCTGGGGGTTGACCATGTCTATGCCCTCAGAAAGTGCGTTGGCAGTAACTGTCCCAAAGTAGGGGATGTTTACGGTAGTCCCGCTGTGGAGGTCCTTGTTGATTCTCCACGCTAGGCTGGAGATAACTTCCTTAAACTGTTCCGTAAACCGAGCTTCCTCGATAATCGTTGGAATCGTATCTCCAAGTACACTCGTTGTATTTACAGCCATTGATTTTCCTCCAGTTGCCTACAGCCCCCTCGCTTTCCGTGCTGCCATGTAGGCTTCCCGGTTCGCTTGAGGGTCTTTATTATAGGCATCTCGTATTTCTTCATAAGATTTTCCGACACCTGCGCCTGTCCCACCTGACGTCATTGTTTGTGGCGTCTGCGGGTGAGCGCTCTGTGACTCTGGCCCCCTGGCTCCCAACTGCCACCGCAGAACCCTGACTTCCATTTCTGCTGGTGTCATTGCTCCCTGTAGCACATCGTCAGGAACACTTGGATGATCTTTGAGTAAACGCCATTTAGAATTTTCGAGTTCAAGTGCTGCAACCCGGTCATGACTTTGCTTCCGCTCGTCTTCACGGATGGCTTCTATCTCCCACCGCTTGTACTCTTCTGAGTCTTCGCCGAGTTCGATAGCCTTCTTTGCAGCGTCCCGCTCTCGCGTGAGCTCTCCCTCTCGCCTACTGGCGTTTGACTTAAACTCAGCGAATTGCTGCTGCAATTGTGCGAGCTGCTCATTGCTCTTCGCCAAGTCTGCTGCCGTTATCCCTTCTTGCACTGGCGCTTGCGGTGCATTTGCTCCCCCGCTGACCTCGGTGCTTGGGATAGATTCTGGACTAACCATTTTTCCTCCGACTCGTCTGGTTGCTCTCCCTCATTTGTGAGGTGCGACCAGGTTCTTTGGATTTATGTAGAGATTATTAGCACTATATAAAGCCTTTGTCAATTTTCCCTGGATTTTTGTCCGAACTCTACCCCTACCTGGAAGCGCGTTTTCTTTGCTTCCTGATACTTCATCAGTTCGTTCCAGTCATCTTCCCATGTTTCGGATAACCCGAACAGTCGTCTCTGTCCATTATTTGTTGACACTTTTCTGTATCCCCACATTTCTAAGACAGCATCAATCAATCCTGCGGGTTTGCTGTATATAAGCTCATCTGCTAGCAACCCAAATCGCCTAGACGTATACCAGTCGTATCCCTTTCCGTTAATAGGCGTATCCCGTATTTTCCGCTCTTCTATCCCCATACCCCTGACTCCATGCCTTTTTTTGGCTTCTTCTACTTTTGCCTCCGCGATGACGAAATCTGGAAACTCTTTCTCAAAGTCGTCATAGACCTGCCACCAGGTTTGTAACGCTTTCTGCGATTCCATATACTTTATATAAATCCACGGGCGCTCGGCAATAGATACTGCCTTATACTCCTCAATTTGTGCCCGCACACCCTCTGGCGTTTTTTCTTCCCAATCATCCATTTGTTGACTAAGGGACTTTTTCGGTCTTGTTCGTGCTGCATCCCAATTGTTCGGGTCATGGATAATATGAAGATATTCCCGATACGCAGCATCATAAGCGCCCGCAGGTTCTCCTGCCTCAAGGTCCCGCAATCTCTCACTCTCAAATTCAGCAATAACCTCAGGATATTTTGCGTCGATGCGCCGCAATCTATCGCTATAGGTTCTTTTCGCCGTTAATATTTGTTCCCGTACATCGTCTATTTGCAAGTCGAACTTCCCAGCGGAAATGTACTCGTCTTGTATGTCGAGCAATAGCTCATTAAATTCATCATTAGCGGCGCTTCTTTCCGCATAATAGCCCGTCTTTTCATTGCTCCATCCGCGTTTTTTAGCCTCTTCACGGGCCTGATCGTCGATAGCCTTGATTTCAGGATTCCTTGCTATAATAAGTTTTTTGTCGATAAAGCCTATCTCCGAATATCTACGGTTACGTCCATCTGTGTCTTCGACCATCCGTGCCATCTGAGACCAAAGTGATTCTGGACGGGTACGGAACCCACCGATTTCTGCTCCTATGGGATACATTCCTGAGTCTTTTTCTCCAATCACGTCTGACCATATTGGGAATACCCATCTCATCATTGTCCAA